CGCGGTAATAACTGCGGTAGTGCTGTACAAAAGTCCCTGTGCAGTCGTGTAGTTTGAAACATTTTGCAGCCAGTTCTGTGCTGCTGTCGTTGTTTCAAGCCGCCGAACACCAGTAGATGGGATTGTTGCTCCTGCACCACCTGAAACAAGGCTCCATCCAGTTGGGGTTGCTGGACCCGACATCACGCTGTTCACCACCATGTTCGCGTCGGCGTACTGAACGAACCCGCTGCTGTTGATGAACGTGGCATTGCCCGCCCGCGTGAACGTCAGGCGCGGGTCGAGGACGCCCGTGGTGAAGTCCAGCGTGAGCGTGGAGCCGTCGCCGTTTGCCGGCAGGAGGCGGAACCTATTCTTCCTTCGAGCGATTCCGGTAAAGGCGTTGAGCCGAGAGGTCGTATTAGGGACCGTATTGGTCTGGCTGTTTGTCATGGGTGAGTCTTTGTCATCCAGTTGAGTCCGTGTTCTCTGGAGGCCCCATATGAGGCTCTGTAGGCGTTCTCAAACCGCTCCATTTCCTTGGACATCTCCCGTTCCTTGCGCTGTCGGATCATGGAATCCACGTCCACGGCAACCGCCTTGGACCAATACCCGACAGCCATGCTGAGTGAGTCGAGGCGGTCATCGTGGCGAAGGCTTCCCCGGTCCCGGGTGATCCTGGTGAGCTGATGGAACAGCATGTATGAGAGCTGCTTCTCTGGGGGCAGTCCCTTGGTTGACTCGTAGTCGGCCCGGATGACTGCCGGCTGTACCACCAGCCTGTGCTGATTGAGCACGGGCTCGAGCGTGTCAATGATCCGCTTCTCCTTCTGGACGGAGTGACGAACTTCTTCGGTTGTGACCGGCCACGTCTCTCGGAGATACGGGGTGAGGAGCTGGGTGAACATGCCGTCACCGAAGTTTGACTCGATGAGGATTCTGTTGACCTTCTGCTCCCGGGCGACACGCGCAAGAGTCTTGAGGTTTTCCGGCGTGTAGCCGCCGCGAAGTCCACCGGCTGCCGTCAGGTGCATCCACCCATTGAGCATCTTCACGACCGCGTAGGCTGTCTCGTCTTCGCCCCTACCTGAGGGGTCGATTGCCATGACCGATCCTGAATACGGCAGGAACTTCTCAGAAATGGTCTGAGGGCGGTGCCACCGATCTCCCCTGAACCCGACGGCGGGAAGGTCTTCCTCAACACGGTCTGCGGATCCGCTCCACACAAGGCGCTCTGGGCCCTGCTCTGGGTCGCCTCCATAGGCAATGAGGTCACTCAACTTCAGCGGGTATCTGTCTGCGTCGCTCAACGACGTGTTGAGCATGAATTGAAGCTGAAACCCAGAGCGCCCCCAGGAGAGCGCACGTTCCTGGAGGTCTTCCTTTGAGAACCTCCTTGGATCCGTGGGTTCGCCGACCCGCCCAGCATCCCACTCTTCGGTGATTGAAGGCGCAAGTCGGTTTCCGTACGAAGGGATGTCAGCCTCCGGTGGGTAGAGAGCCGGCCAAATGCGGCACTCGTACCCACGCTCATTGAGGATGTGGTAGATGGATTCCTCAGTCTGAGGGGTTCCCAAGAAGATCACCCGCCCGCCAGGCTTGATGATTGCATCAACTTCCCGGATACGCTCCTGAAGCTGCTCCCGCATCGTCGAGGTTGCTGAATTGTTGGAAACCTCGACGTCGTCAAGAATCACCCAGTCTGCACGGGAGCCTGTCAGCTGACCCGTGATGCCAAGGCTCTTCACGCTTGGGGCGTGACTCGGGGGGGCCGGAGCCACGTCAAAGGCGATGGATGAGTTCCTCTGGTTCTCCCTGGGGGTGAGGTGCTGGAACAGAGGCACGGAAGCCATCAACTTCTTGCAGAACGACGTGAACTCGTCGGCTCTTTGCTTGGAGGCCGACACAACCAAGAATTGCTTGGATGGGTCGAGCATGAGCTGGTGCATCACGAACGCCGACGTGATCCAGCTCTTCCCCACCCCGCGGAAGGCCATGAGCACCTGCCGGCGGGGGCCGTTCTGGATCCACTCCGCCATCTCGTACTGGACCTTGGTGGGCTCTGGAAGCCCGATTGATGACCAAGTCAGGTAGAGCGCGTTGCGGAAGTCCGCCAACCGCGGGTCGATGTTGGGATTCATCAGGTACCGAACTTGCGCTCAACCTCGGCATCGAACGGAAGGCTCTGGGCGAGCTTCAGAACGGGGGTCCCCTCAAGGGCCATCTGGTCAATGCAGTTGTCCTTGAGGAGCTGCCTGGCTACGTTGAGGTCCGAAGGGGACGCCTCCCCAGACCTAATGCGCCGCACCAGCTCATCGCACAGGAGGGCGTGAAGGTCCTTGAGGACCTTCTTGGATTCGTCAGCCATTGGCGAGGATGACCGAGACCAGCGCGTTTGCGCCGTTGGTGAGGGCGGCCGAAGTGCACACGCGCATGACCGGCATCGTCTGGATGACCTGAGCCAACGTGCGGTAACCGCCGAGACCCGAGCCAAAGTCAGGCGTGACCCCAAGCGGCTTGGTCAGGGCAGCACTCGAGGTGCTGAAAAGGACAACCCAGTCAGCACCGTCAAGCGATCCCTGGATTTCGATGGTGCACGATCCCGTGGGCGGGTTGATGGTTGAGGCCTGCTTCATCTCAATCACGGCAACACCAACGGAGTCCATGATCGGTCGGTATTGCGTTGAGCTGCCGGTGAGGGCGGAACTCATGGCGGTCGGCGCGAGGAGGGTAAAGGTCTGCATGGTTTACTTGTGGAAGAGGTTGAGAAGAAGGGAGACGGCGGCCGACACGGCCCCAGCTCCTCCGATGATGATTGCCTTGGTGTGTTCAAGGTGACGGACCCGACCGTCAAGTTCCTTGATCTCCTGCTGCTGTTGCTGACGCATCTGGAGGAGCGAGTCGAGCTTTCCCTCGAGGCGTCCAATGGCAAGCATGACGTCGTGTTCTGCGGGCATCAGGCGGTCCTCACAAGCGTCCATACGCAGCTGTTGGCGAGGATGCCTGAAGAGAGGTTTGCCGTTGTCGGAGCCGCCGATGAAGTCACCACGGCCGAATAGACGGTTGGTGTGCCGAATTGGCCTCCAGCGTCGGTGTATGCAACGACTGTTCCACGCCACGTTTGTCCAGATGGGGCCCTGAGACGTGTGATCGTGGTTCCGGAGGTTGCCATCGTAAATGCTCCAGAGCTCGTCGTGTTCGTTAGTGTGTTTCCAAGGGTGTACAAGACCGCCGTTGAGCCAATGTCTGTGTTTGACGGCGTGAACGTAGATCCGCCGGGGGCTGCCGCCCAAGCAACGGTTCCGTTCACGTTGTTGCAGGTCAGGACGTGACCAACCGTGGGGGTAGTACTCCCCACCGGCAGGTACCGCATGGTGCCAGAGACCTGAACAACGTCGGCGGTCGCATCACCAAGAGTCACGTTCCCGGTAGCCGTGACGTTGCCGGAGAAAGTGTTGGCCCCCGTGAACGTGTTGGCTCCACTCGCGGAAACGGTCGGGATGGCGCTATTGGAGAGGTTGCCGTTCGCGTCAAAGGCAAGCCCGCTCCCGAGCCCGATTGCCTGGATCTGACCATCGTTCGTCCCGGTGGTCGGTCCTCCCAAGAGCTTCGCTGGGGGGACCAAGCGCATCTTGTCAAACGTGACTTTGTTTGAGCCGATGGTTGGGTTTGGGTAAGTACCAGTAAGGTCTCCCGCGGCCGGTCCAAATGGAATGGCTCCCTCAACTCGGAGGGGATTTCCAACCGTACCGTCGCCACTCAGGCAAGTGAGGTTCGTCGCTCCGGCTCCGAGCCGATCAGGGGTAGTCGTCGTGGTGACGGAGGACAGCTTCGCGTTTGCGACCGTCAGGGCGTTTGCCGCGTCGGTCGAGGCGGTGTTCGCCGTGGTCTGTGCTGCCGAGGCTGCGGCTGAAACCGTGTTGAGTTGCGCCACCGTAGGCGCCCCAACGTCCGCCGCCGAGATGGAGACATCCCCGGTCTGGGCGTTTGCTAGTGAAACGGTAGACCCTCTGACCGAGTTGACTCGAGGGGCAGCCCACCCAACCTGGCCTGTGGTGCCGTCAACGCAGGTGAGGACCTTGTTTAGGCCCTTGTTCGCCGGAACTACCAGGTTTCCGGTGAGTGTGATTGCGTCGGTTGTGTCGTTACCAAGCGTGACGGATCCCTGGGTGGTGACGGATCCACCAAACACCGTGTTTCCGGAAAACGTCTTGTTTCCTGAAACTGTCTGGTTTTCTGTAGCGGAGACCGCCCCAACATCGCTTGAGTTGAGGACGACCGCCCCCACTTTGGTGTTTACTGAAGTTACGGGAGGCGCCGCAAGCGTGGTCCATGCAGCGGTTCCTGCTGCGTCAACACATGTCAGGACCTTGTTTACTCCGGCGTTCGCGCTTTCGAGCTTCAGATTCCCCGTAATCGTGATGTTGTCAGATAGCGCATCACCGAGAGTTACGTCATCGTTGAATGTAGTTGGAGCCTGGAACGTGTACGCACCGCTAATAGTCGTGTTTCCCGCGGTAGTCGGGACGCCGAGCATGGACGGGGTGATCGTCACGTTGCCCGTGTATGTCTGTCCGCCGACGATGATTGAGGTCACCGGAGGTGCTGCCGGTGTTGCCCATGACGCATTTCCAGAAGCGTCGGAGGTAAGAACTTTGTTTGCACCGGGAGAGCCGGACGTAATTCTCAAACCCGAGTTTACAACTGTATTGTCTGTGGCAGCATTTCCGAGTGTGACGTTGTTGTTGAACGAAACCGCAGCATCAAACGTCTTTTCTCCAGTAATGGTTTGGTTCGTACTCTTCGTCACCGCGCCGATGCCGGTATTGACTTCGTCTGCCGTGATGACAACAGCTCCGGTTCGCCCGTTGACAGACGTGACCGGAGGGGCGGTCGGGTCCGACCATTGGGTGTTTCCGTTGGCGTCAACGCAGGTCAGGACGCGGCCAACCGCCGCTCCGGAGGGGAACGTCGGAGAAGCATTGACCGTCAGGGTTGACGCCGTGGTTGCGCCGACGGTGACGTTGCTGTTGAACGTGACCGTCCCGGTAAAGGTCTTGTTACCGCCAATCGTCTGATTGCTGGTCTTGTCAACGGCCCCAAGACTCTTGGTGGTCGAGGTCTCGGTTCCGTCCGCAATGATCGTTACGGCCCCAGTTGCCCCGTTGACGGATGACACGGGCGCAGTTGGGATCGTTGCCCACGACGCATCACCGTTGGCGTTCGACTGAAGATAGCGGCCGGCGACGGCCCCGGACGGGATACGGAGCGTCCCATCAACCTTGATGATGTCAGCGGCCCCGTCTCCGAGGTTGACGTTGTTGGTGAAGCTGGTCGCAGCGGTGAACGTCTTGGCTCCGCTGATGCTCTGAATGGTTCCCTTGGTGACGCCGCCCAAGTTTCCGGTGGGGCTGGCCTCGCCGTCAAGGCTGATGCTCACGTTCCCGTTGAGGCCGTTTACGGTCGTGACCGGGGCGTTCGCCGGCATCTGCCACTCGACGTTGCCGGTAGTGTTGGTGCATGTCAGCACCTTCCCTGCTGCTGGCGTTCCGTTACCAGAAATCTTCAGGGTTCCGGTGATGTTGATCCCGTCGGTGGTGTTGTCGCCGACGGTCATCCCTGCCGTCGTAACAAACCCACCATTGGCGGTCACGACGCCATTGAACGTCGCATCGCCGTCGGACTCAATGTACGAGGTCACCCCTCCAGCCGGGGCATGTCCCTGGAAGACACGGTCATTGGCGGAGGTTCGCTGCGCTTGAATCAGGCCAGAGGTGTTGAGGAGAACACCGGACGACCCATTCACTCCGACGGCAGGGGTGGCGGTAGAGACGGTCTGGTTTGCCGTGAACTTCTTGGACCCAGAGACATCCTGCGCGGAGTTCGTCGTAACGGCATTAGTGACCTGAGCTGCCGTGTAATCACCATTTGAGGGGACGACATCTCCGGCTCGGTTGTTGAACTTAGTAACCCCGGTGTTTTGGCTGATAGCGGCCGAAAGAACTCCATCTTGGTTGATCGACAGGTTGCTGCCGACCTTGATACCGCCGAGAACGGTAGCCGAGGCGACAGGGAGGGTGGCGTTCTGATCGACGCTGACCACGCCATTGCTGACGGAGAGCCCGCTCCCGACCTGCATCAGTCCCTTCTGCCCGGTCGTTGCGGTCGGGATCGTCTGTGCCGTATACGCACCGAGGTCTGCGGCCGTGATGGTCACGGCCCCTGCCCCACCGTTCACGCTCGTCACGCCAGCAGGCTCCGGCGTCTGCCAGATGGCCTTGCCAGCGGCAGTCTGGGTGAGGACCTGCCCAGCGGTTCCGCCCGGGACACGGAACTCACCGTTGACCGTGATGATGTCAAACTGGTCTACACCGAGATTGACGTTGTTTGAGAACGTCTTTGCCCCCGTGATTTCCTGAGTGGTCGCCACACTCACCGCGCCAACATCCGATGCCGTGAGGGTCACCGACGGTCCCGTCTGGTTGTTGACCGAGGTTACTCCCGTGGACGGCGGGCTTGCCCAAGAGGCGTTTCCTGAGGCGTCAGAGGTCAGGACCTTGCCGGCCAAGTTGGTGCCGACCGGGTAAC